CTGAGTCGCCCAAGAACGGAATACGCCCAACAATCTTTTCGATTGATGTTCGTATCATCTTGGTGGTCTTCCAATAACCCTTCAGATAGAACTGATTGGCCGTGGATACCCAAGCGACTATAGCTTCGGCAGAATGTCGGTCTACTGGAAACTCATGTCGAGAGTATGTCGGAGTGACATTCTCACCGTCATAAGCATCCACACCACAAGATTCTCTGAACTTTCCAGTACAGAAGCTCTTGTTGTGGTTGACTTTCAGCCCATTGGCTGTCAGATCATTATAGACCGATGATGCCTCATCTGAGGGGACAAGAATATCATCCCCAAAGATGTATAGGTCTTCGCATACTTTTCGTATGTTACGACCTGTGGGTGGCAACCTAAGCCTGTCTAACCGTCCGGCGACTATGGTTATAAAGAAAACCATAGCCTCCATCGGGAAACACAAAGCTGAACCCATCGACGCAAACTTCTTAAGGGTGAGTATTTCACCAGTAGGAAGCTGCGCACGTGAGGAACGACACGCCATAACGAGGTCTCTTAATTGAGGGGCCACGCTTAGCATCGCTTCCACATGCTTCAGAGACACCCGATCACTCGCTTCAGACAAATCGATAGTCGCATAGCGACTATCCTTTGATGAAGAAAGTGCCAGTTTACCATTGATGGATTGATCAGAAAAATTGACCCTTCCACCAGTATAAACTCCTTGTTCTATCAAGGGAACGAGAAACCGCAGAAGAGCTTGTTGTGCATATTGCATGCAAACAGGTTCAATCGCGATAACTCGTGGTGTTTTCTGAGTCTTGGGGACGAATATAACCCTAACGGGTTGTTCATCCTCGGGTTCAACGAAATCAACATTAACGCCCTGGTCAGTTACCTCTATGTTCCGAAGGGATGCAATCCCAAACTCGGAATAAGGAAAGACTGATTCAAGACGTTGATGCCATCGCGTAAACGTATGCTTGGAATTTCCACGCACGCGCTCTGCGGTGGCTCCTGGTCCGTGATGGGGATGCAGAACTTCATAGGGGTCTCCGGAAGGAGTGCCGCTAAGAATGCTGCTCCACAATACACGGCTAACAGCCAAGAATGACTTAGAGATGTCAGTATTGGCTTGGTGGGAGCTGATTTCCGTTTCACACTCAATGTACCTTCTGATGGCTGCCTGCATGCGGTTTTCACTGCATTCACGCAGAACCTTCTTGTGCAGCAACAATATCTGTCGCACACAAGAGATTGCTTCTATCGAAGGTACACTAAGTAGGGTACCATCCAAGTGGAAAATCTGAACTAGGAAACCCCGTAGAAATACGGGGAGACCTTTGTTATGCCAGTGAAACTGGCTAACAACTGATGGTTCTAACTTGCCTGTTGCTAGTCCTCTTTCGATTCCTGAGCAATAAGCAGGTAGGGTGATAGTAAGAAAACTATCTCCCTCATTTTCCACTCTACGCTCGACAGTTAATACGTCGCGCGTAACGTCGGCATCGCACCGTATCCCGCAATCCTGCAGGATACTCTCCGTGAGCCACGATAGGCTTTTCATGGGTCCTCCTTTCAAAAGGAACCCAGTCCACTCCCATGTGCGACCATCATGAGGAAACCAGTTCTAGGTTTCCCCACCAAGCACCTTTAACAGGTTCGCAGAAGTGCAATAGGCAGCCAAAGCCAAGCCAATGTAAGAGGCCTCCGCATTGGAGTAACCAACTACAGGCTTATCGATGACGATATAGCAGCTCTGAGAATAGACGCGGTTGTTCGCTGAAACCAGCGGATCAACAGCAGTCTTTGTTGCATCAATACGGATCGTAAAACGATTCCGTTCCGGTTTAAACTGATGAGCGATGGTCATCTTGTAAGATGCATCGTCCTTCTGATAAACCGAATCGTTGGTATTCCGCGCAATTGCGGGCAACGATTGAGCAACAGCGTTAACGGTAATTGATTGAGGATCGGAAAACATGAGAATGACTCCTGGAGGAATGTTAAAGCTAGAACCGCGATCGAGAGATCCCGAGCGCAGCTAAGACGCCACCTTGATAAGCAGAAAGCCCACCAAAGCTTACGCCAAAACCGTAAGGAGAACCAGCAACTCTACTCTTAATCGTCCGCTCATATGTGGCCGATATAGAGTATCGTAAGTCTTCGACGTAGCGATTGAGCGCACCTGGACCTTGGCGCGTTCTTCCTACACCGGAGCCTAGACATGTCTGTACTTCTGAGTGAGAATTCTCCCTCATTACGTAACAGTAGTCTGCTGTTTCATTACCGACTGCGTTTGAAGAAGCGTTGGAAACCGCGTCTCCAATGTTAGAAAACCAGTCGATAAGCCAAGTCCAAGGAATGGCATTGTAGATAGCTTCAGGTGTCGGATTGGCACCATAAAGCGCTGCAGTTGCCTTCTTGGTCCACTGATCACTACCTATGTCAGGAACGTAGTACCTAAAACGGCCTACGAACCAAATCTTCTCAGAATCAGTTGTTACGATTTGAGAAGACGAGTTCCCCGACAGCCAATTATTGGCTGGAGTTGGAAAGCACCCCACTCCTGGGGCGCCTGAACTCGTTTTGACACCGGCAGTTGACGTGGAAGTATCGCCTAATGATCTTCTTCTTCGAATACCTTTTCCATTGTCAACCATTAACTGGTTGAGTTTGGAATTGAGTGTCCTATGAAGCTCGTACATCTTCTTGATGTCCGAGACAAAGGGCAACCAACCGAATGTTATATTAAGATACTCACTACCTAAAGAACGAAAGTTCTTCAGTTTGTAAAGCATCTTAAGAGGTAACGTCGGAAGATCTCGAAGTTCCGCAGCGAAGTTAAAGGCACTAGCAACAGGGTTGCCAGGCCTAGATCTTCTCCAGCCTGTTGCACCATACGACTGAGTCGTATTCTGTACAGTACTGGTTACAGGAAGGGCAGGGAAGGTTGCAGAAACTGATCCGCTCGTCAAGGTCTTAATAGAACTTGATGGAACGAAACAGGATTTCCACAACACATCCGTTGCTTTATTAGCGTAGTTGTACACAGACGGGCTTTTCTCGGTTACATACTTGTCTTTGATGACAAGGAAGGAACCACCAGAAGTGTATCGACCACTCTCATCCTGAGGATGCGAAGAAGAGACCAAGAGGGCTTTACGCGAAAGATTATATGCGGAGTAGTTGACTCCCGAATCACTCAAAGAGTGAGTCGAAGATTCAATATTAACCGCAGGAATCAGTCGCATAAAATTGGCTCCTTAGAGGGTTTGCTATGAAAACATAGCAAGGGTGCGTTGCCGCGAGGGGGCCCGAAAGGGCCC